TCACAATCGCTTCCAACCTGACCAACTGTTAGCCTGTTTAATATAGTCTGAGTATTCTTAGTCATGGTCCCGCTTCCAGAACCATCAGCTTTAAATACTTGTCCTATAGTTGCGTTTTCGCCTAAAGCATTAGCAACAGCTTCTAAGTCAGTCGATGTATATAGTGGCATCTAGAAAACCTCTGTAATGCGCGCATAGCCATTAGCTTCAACCCAATAGGCATGTACCGCTCCTGTATAACCATAAGGAACTTCATAATAGTCTCGTGATTTCATCTTAACAGTATAACTTGTAGAAGATGCTCCAGTTCCTAACTTCAAGAAGACGGCAGAAGTGCTGTCGTTATAGATAGCAGCTCCAGACCTTAACAGATTAAGATCAAGAAGCTCTGTATCTGCTACAGCAGAAGCTACATTGCTTACAGTAGATTCTGGCGGTCGGTCATTAACAGGATTGATCGTTTCTTTAATTGAATTTTCGATAGTTTCTATCCTGTTGAAATTAGAAAAATAAACAACATCAGCAGAAAGAGTAGAAGAACCTGTTACGACTCCAAAATTTCCAATACCTACCACAATCTGAACCTCATCATAAGGTCCAATGATATGACGGCTATGGGTTGCTAATTTAACTCCATCAACCCAAAGACTGTTTGTTGCTGCTGTTACTTCGATATAGTACTCGTGATAGTCGCTTGTAACCCCACTATCAGGAAGGGTTACTATCGTAGTCTCTTTATCGTCCGAATTAAAAGACGTAACCAAAGAAACTTTCGTATTATCCGTTCCGCTAAATTCTAAAGCAGCTATCTTGTCTGATAAATGATAAGCAGTGTTCATAAAACCAACAGAAGAAACCTGGTTAGCGTATCTATTATCTATCTTAATTACAAACAAACCATTAAATGGAGGGTAGTCTGCTGGTCGAAGAATAGTAGAATGGCTTCCTGGTGTAGTGCCAGAAATTAATTCTGCTACTGAAGTACTGTAACCAACACTGCCGGTTCCGCCAGACTGATAAAACCAAGCGGCTCTGCTTGAAGCTCCAGTCCCAGGAGTGCCAAGGTAAGCTTGTTCAAGAATAAGTAGAGTATCAGACATAACATCAGAAACAACAGTTAATGCTGCCTGTGGATCAGAGTCTAACTTAACATAGTCTCCAATCTTTATTTCTGAAAGAAAACTTGTAGAAACTCCAACAACATAGACACTTGCTGAGAAAGTTAGAGTACCAGATAAAACGGTAGCAATTGCTCCATCAGTAAAGTCGTCTCTAAAAGATTGTTCATCTGTTAAGATTTGACCGCGAGTAATAAGATTTCCATCAAGATCTACCTTAAGAGAAGGCAACACTCCAACTTCTGTAAAGTTTAATGGATCTGGTGAAGAACTTGATGTTTGGCTCGCTAAAGGAAGAGTTCCTGCTTCTGTTAAAGAGCGAGGAAGAGCTTCAATTACTGGGCATAAAGTAGTTGCAAGCCTGAGATAAGTTGTTATGGCTGGAGAAATATTAGTAACTACAACTCGAACATAAGCTCCAACGACTTGTGTGGTTCTTCCGTTTCCTTGGCCGGGATAAAGAAGAAACGTGTCTGCTATATCCCAATTTGAATTATCAGTGCTTTGCTGAATAGAGATAGATAAAATCTTATCAGCCTTACACATAACCTGAACAGCAGTAACACCAAAAGCTTCTTCAGAAGTACCAGTAAACGAAGCACCAGCAGCAAGGTTGGTCGTACTGCTATTTCCTGTAGAGACTTTTATATTCTGTGTAGAAGAAACTGCTAAAGCTTTTTGAGAATCAACATCTATTGAGCTTATAGCTTCGCCACTACTGTTATATAGGATTACGACTGGGCTGTCTGAACTCATGAAATCACCGCTTTAGTAGAGTTTGTGTTTGGAAGAAAACTTGATTTCCATCTTAAGTTAAATAATATTTTACAGTCTTCTTTTTTAATCTTTTGAGATATTCTATTTCCAGTTTTTATGTCGTGCAATGATAGTTTGTCTTTCATTGCCCCTCCTATATAAGTCAATCCGTATTTAGTATGTTTAACCAAAGCGCCTCTATTTATACTAAAAGTTCTAGTCGTTCCATATTGTTTTCTAATTCCATCTTTTTTTGGATTAGTAACATGTAGTTGTCTTCTATGCCATTGAAATAACTCACATTTATTAATTCCAAAAAACGGTTCTATATTTCCAATAGTAAGTTCGCAAATACAATGAGAATCTACATTATGAGCATCCCAGGAATCTCTAAGCTTCTCAGAAGTCTTCTTGAAACCACGGTAGTCTCTTTGAGCTTTAGTTTCATATCCTTGAAACTTATATAAATCTAATTTTCTATTCTTAACTTCTTCTTCAAACCATTTCTTGCCAACTTCTAAAGGACTAAAGTCTTTATTCCATTTCTTACAATTCTTCTTAGAAGTAGTTTTAACATCCTCTATAGAAACTGTAGTCAAAGGAATAACCTTCTTCCAAAAATCAACAATCCTCAAATGGGCTCCCCATCTTGCTTTAGTTGAAGGTGGGAGTCCACCTATTGTTCTATTATACCTACATTTTCTATAAGGTGTATTTCTGTAACGGCGAGATTTTCTAAGACTTCTTCTAAACTCAAGACTTTTTTTAATCCAATTAGGGGTATTAAAGAGCTGATTACAAACTATACTGTTTTCAGTGGCGACTGTAATTCCAGTTCTTTTAGAACCAGGATCAATTCCTATCACTACGTCTTGATAGTTTCTTTCCGATGGTTCTTTCTGTAAAATAATACAAAAAATACCATTTTTCCAATAAGCTTTAGCTTCTTTACGTTCTATAAGCTTTCGTGCTCTCTTTTCAGAACAAGGCATTAATGGAATTTTCTTATTGTCTAGAACTGGTACCATAATTGAGATTACTCTCCTTGTAAACTACAGCTTCGATACTGAGAGAGACATTGAATCAAGACTAGCTGAACATCCTGAATGTGTCATATTGCCTACCACGGCCATCTCTCTAGTTGCCTTCAAGCGGGTATTGTTCCCCTTGGCTAATCTAGTTTCTTCTTGCCCTTGTGGGTTATTGCTGGTAAATGCTTTTCCTCACAAGCCCAAGTGTTTAATCTTGGGTTATTTACGAAATCACCCTTGTCCTTGATACTTCAAATGGACCAGAATAAGAAATAGTATCAGTTAATGTAGCTATCAATACTTCACCGTCATCATATATAGTCCATTCGATTTCTGTTGGAAGAACACCAGTCCAAGTTATCGATTTTTGAACAATCTTCTTTTTGGTCAGGCCAGCATCAGTATACCAAGTAATAGCTGTAGGGAAAGCAGTGCCAGTAGTTTCTCTATATGCGCCACTTGCAAAACCTTCGCCCGGTCCATTATCGATAAAGTGAATTAACTGCCTTAGTGTTTTATGAGCAGGAATAGTTAAGCCATCAGAACCACTTGTCACCGCAAGCCATTCGCTTGACTCATAATCAATAAGCATCCATAGAGTGTTATCATCTAATTGCCGGGCTAACTTACCTTCATCTGCTAAAAGAAAACCAGTAGCAGCTTCTCTTTCAGTTTGATCGGCATAAGTCCAGTTATAGACTACGTGAACATCTCCTGTGGATAGATTAGTATGTAGTGCCATATTTTACTCCGGTCCTAATACAATATCGCCATCATCAACATATACTATAGTACCATTAATTGTTAACAATATTCTATTGATATCAAAACCACCAGCAAGCAATGTAGTCAGAGTTACTGATGTATTATTAGCATCTTTAAAAGTCATGTCGCCGTCGAGATTTCTTCCCAGTATAACGGCTTCATCTGCAGAGGTAGAGTCTTGTAAAACGACACCTCTTGCTTCTAAATAATCCTCAGACGGATCGAGAGGAGTTGGAAACTCATCGTTTTCATCTCCACCAGAAGTAACAGATTCTATTTTTAATGGACGGATTTTATCAACCATGTAGCATCCTTAGAAGAAAAAAGTAGGGAGGGCAGATTTCTCCACCCTCCCTACTCCTAATTACCTATTAGCTACCTTTACCGTAGTCTCTGACTTCAACGACAAGATCTGTTGCGTTCTTTGCGACGCCAGCGAGAATAACATTTTTGCCACCCGTTGGACGAGTAGCAGTCAGACCGCCACCATCAGCCAGCCAATAGCGAGTACCAGCAGTTGCGCCAGTAAGAACACCAGTAACAATACCACCAGAAAAAACTACATCTCCAGTAGCTGCGCTTAAAATACCAGCAGGAGCAAGACCGATAACCCAACGCTTAGCGTCTGTTCCGGCATCTGCTTTAGCAATAGTATTGTTGGCAGCAGTTACGTAAACGGGATCGCCAGCTGCGATTGCTTCTCCAGCAACGAAAGCAGCTTGTGAACGATTGTGCTTATGTAGAGACGAAGCGTCGCTACCATTAGTAAGAATATCAAAGTTAGCTGCCGTAACGGTTGCCCCAACAGCAGTATCATTGACTTTAAAGAGAGAAGGAAGACCTACAACCTTGAGGCCGTCTGCGTCTACATCAAGAGTATCTGGGGTGTCATCGATCTTGATTTGAAGATCACCAGAAGAAAACTCAAGACCACCAGCAGCAACAACATCAATTGCAATACCAGAAGCACCGATAGAAAGACCATAAGAAGTATTTACTTCAGCTTCTATACCAGTAGAAGTTAGGATAATACCATGAGCGCCATCAGTCTTCACCTGAAGATCGCCAGAAGAGAATTCGAGACCACCAGTACCAGCACCAGCAGCAATAATATCAACAGCAATACCAGATGCGCCAATAGAGAGACCGTAAGAGGTGTCTACTTTCGCTTTAAGGTCACCAGAAGAAAATTCAAGACCAGGATTTGAAGCAGCAAGATCAACAGCCACAGCGTCAGCGGCAATCTCAAGACCGTCGCCAACATTAACATAGAGAGTATTACCAGTTTTGCCAAGGCCGTCACCGGCATTGATCAGACCAGTACCTGTGAACTGAACCCAGTTTGCGCCATCAAAGGTGTATCCTTGATTCTCATAAACGCTGCCATCACCAATAACAAGAGAAGCATCTCCGTCTTCAGCGTTAACAAAATCCCAAGTATCAGTATAGGCAACATAGGTAGCAATGTCTTCTTCATGGCCAGCAAAAGAACCAGCCGCACTTGCTTCAATAACGATAACGCGAGTTCCATCAACAGGAAAACCACCAGAGTTAGCAACAACTACATCCCAAGAATCTCCATCCCACTCAACGATGTCTCCGTCATTAAAACCTGTCCAGTTGTTAACAACCCACGCTTCACCAGTAGAACCAGCAGTAGGAACAACGGTAGACTGATCGGCGTCAGAAAGAATACGAAGAACCTTAACTGGGTCTTTCCAAGAAAGACCAACAGCCATACCATCTAACTGCGCTTTGTTAACTGCATCTGTCGCATCCGTGCCCGCAAGCAAACCAGTAATTTTGTGAGAGCCCATAGCAATATTACCACCCATGGTAAGACCACCAAGGCTAATAGAGTCAGTAGAAGCTTGTTCCTCGTGATAGCCATCTGCATGTAGAAAGATAAATTTACGTTCTGCCAATCAAATGCACCTCCAAATTCACTACTGAGGAATTATTGTAATTCTCCCAGTAAATTCATCAAACGAACACTCTGAAAGTTTAAAGCTATATTTTGCTTCAATAGTTTCTTTCAAAGCGTTCAGCTCTCTGTTCTTCGTTTTTCGTTCTTCAACCAATCCGCTTAGATCAAGTGTTTTTCTGTTTTGTAGTTCGGTTATTCTGCTTTGTAAAACGACAATTGCTTCATTAAACTCTCGTTCTTTTAATCGATAAGAAAGCTCTAAGTTTTTAATAACAGCATCAAGATAAAGTAGTTCTAATCGTTCGTCTTTTGTTAAATAGAAGTCGTTATCAACCGACTCTATAGTAACAACCTCTACTACTTCTTCTTTCTTTTCTTCTTTATTTTTCTTCTTTGTCATTATACTTTCCTCTTTGTTAAAGTGTCGTCCAGCTTTACAAAAAGCCTTGTCGGAGTAACCGCTACTCCAACAATCTGAATAAACAAATCACTCAAAGTTGGTGTCGGAGGTACTAATACTGGCGATGAATCTATGCCAACAAAATAGTACTTTCCAACCTCTAAGCCACTATATAGGGATGGAGTTTCCCCCAACCATTGCACTCTACAACTAATAGCAGAAGCCTTGTCTATTATTATACCAACACCAGGTAGTTTTGCATAGTCCGTCAAGTCTGTCTTACGGACAACATCTCTACCATTATTAGTAGCAAATAGATAAACAATATTGCCAACTTGCTCAAGCGAGGTGCAATCAGCATCTCTAATAACAGACTGGCTTTCGCTCTGTTCTTGCTTGCCAAATCTAGCAACAATTGCCATAGGTTCCTTTAGATCTGAACGGTAATTTTATTGCCAGACACAGAAATAACTTTTGCTAATATTCCTGCTGCTGTGATGTTTGGATCTCCGTTAACTGCTTCTGCCCAGATAGTAATAGTGGAAGCAGTGACTGTTGTGGGATCTAATTCTTTGTTAAAGGTAATCTCTATGTCATGTAGTGAATCTGGATTTAGGTTGGTACTTCCGTCTTTAGGCTTAATACTGAGAACCTTTAAACTTCCTTCGCCCGCGACAAGAAGCTCACCAATGCCACTTGCTGAATAAGTAGAAGTAGGAATAACAATAGATCCACTACCAGTAGTGAACGACCATCTATAGTTATTTGGTAGTTGGATACCCGGCTTGCAAACAATAAACCAATGGTCTCCTATTTCATAGGTTCCATCTGAATCAAAGAGAACAATAACTCCATCTTCTAACTCTCGTTCTCCTGTAGTTGTTACTCCAGTAAAAACTGTTAGAGGGTCAGTGTCTCTATACCATTCATATTCTGCAGTCCCAGTAGTCCCAGCTGAAGTGATAACAATATGATATGTTTGATTTACTTCTGCAGTATATCCGCCAGAAGCAAACAAACTACCAGTGCCGACAACAGAGGTAGGAGACGGATCGAATACTGTTCTTGTTCTAACGCCACTATTATAACCATCAGTTAAGTTTTCATCGCCACTGATTATAATATTATGAGTGCTATTTACTTGAAATGGTTTTAGAGAAGTAAAGAGAGCTACTGTTCTCCAAGCTGTTCCACTACCAGAGTAGTCTTTCACAGACTCGTCAACTGGATCTCCATTTGCGTCAACTCGAAGGAAAGAAATAGAGCCTTTTACAAAACCAGAGTAGTACGGCGAGGAAAGAATATCCTCATCATCTAAGCCAGGCTGATCAATCAGATTGAATTCATCCCCAAAGAAGATTCCGCTATCTGGTCCAGCAACAACAAAAGTCCCTGTATTGATCGAGCTTTCATCCATCTCTTGATCAAAGAAAACCTTTAGTTGGCTACCAATAGCAATTCCAGAAGCACCATTTGGGGGATAGGAATCCAAGATGTGTGGAGTGCTGGCCATTACTCCTCCTCAATTAACTCAATATCTTCTTGTATTTTGTCTAATTCTTTAGATATATCATCATTACAATTATCGCATACATTACCACATGACATAGCAAACAGTTCAATTGCTTTGTCAATCTTCTGCTTTGCTGCTTCTTCACGCATCTTCTTTGCTGTTGCGCGAGAAATCTGATAAATATCGTCTTCTTCGTGTTCAAATTCTAATTCAACTTTTTCCAAGTCTAATGGTTTGATACTCATGGAATCTCCTATAGTTTTTCTTCGAGCATTGAGATAATCTGCTTACGTTTCTTTCCTTGCTCCTCTACGTCAAGAATAGCTCTAAGGAGCACTGATGAAGAAGTATTAGCTATGATATTCTTGATAACACCAAGCTTATTCTCTAATAGGATTTTAGCATTTTCCATATCTTCTTCCGAGGGCAAGACAACAGATTCTTTCTCTTCATTTTCAGAAACTGTAACACATAAAATCTCAGGAAACTCATCATCGTCATCGTCGTCAGAAAAGAACTCAATTGCTTTTGTGTAGTTTGAAAAACTATCAATATCAGCAATTCTCTGTCCTTCTATATCGAAAGCTTTAACCTCTAATACTCTCAACGAGTTAATTAAAGCTCTCTTATGCTCGTCTTCTAATTGGTCTATATCAAAATAAGAACTTTCACTTTCGTCATAGGATAGTTTTATCTTATCGTTCAAAAACCAAAAGGGTACATCTCCTAATCTTATCTTGATTAGTCTGGACATTTTAAAACTCCTTGGATTAGAAAAAGAAGGAGGGTGAGTTTCCCCACCCTCCCCCTAAAGACCTACACGATTAGAGACCGGAGATAGCAGTGGTAACGTCGAGTTCACTCAGAGAACCGGCAGCAGAGATAGTCGCGCTCACGGGGAGAGCGATCTCGTTAGCCTTGATTGGGATGCTACGGAGCACGCCAATGGCCAAGCCGTCTTCATAAATCGAGAAACCATAGCGCTCTTTGAGCTTGATTTTCGTAATGTCGGTGCTCATGTCGTCCCACTGATCAACAGTGACATCTTCCTCGACAATGAGAGCGCCCAAGTTACGAGAATCGAAGAGCATGATGTCACAAGTCTGCTTGTAGACATCGAAAGGAACGAATGGGCTAACAACAACGCGAAGTGGGTGTGGGAAGTAACTTGGGATAATCGCAGCAGAATTAAGATTCTGATCGATTTCCGCAACGCCAGTTGGGGTCTCGCCAGCAGCATTGCCACCAGGAGTAAACTGACCATAGCCACTGGGGATGCCACGGCCGCCCTGAGAGGCAGCAGCCCATGGATTACCCGACTTGGGCATGTTGTGTTGCTGGAACCAAGAACCGCCACCAGTGTTCTTCACGATGGTCTGGAGCAGAGGATCAACCATCCACATAGACCAAGCGAGTGGGTGAAGAAGAAGTGTGTCTGGCATGAAACCCTGCATCATGATGTGGGCATAAGCCTTCATGAGGTCTTCCATGCGGCAGGAGCCGTTACCGGCACCACTGATAGAACGACCAGTGCAAGTACCATAAACAGAAGACTCGGGGTTCTTATTATCGAATAGGGTTACGCCCATACCCGAAATGAAGTTCATGCCCTTCTTCTCTTTGTGGCGGTCAAGCGCACGACGAGCAGCACGGATGTGAAGGTTAATAACATCGAACATGCTCTGACGACGCATCTCTTCAGAAATCTTAAAGGCAACGCCGCTCTTTCCGGTCGAAACCGTGATCGAGCCTGGCGCAACGTTCAAGGTCTGCTCTGGATAAGCCATTCCTTCAGCGATATCGGCGGCAGTAAGCGCGCCGAGAGCTGGGAAGGTAATACGAGCAGCATTCTGAACTTGAATGCGATCAAGCAAAGCTGGGATAACGAGCATTGGCTCAACGGGCTCACGAGCGATGTCTTCAATAACCTTAGGCAGCCAAACGTTAGCATTTGGGGTAGCCAGGAAATCTTTGAAACCGATCTGATCGCCGGTTGGAGCGTAAACGCCGCTGTTAATCCAAGTGTCTCTGTAGAGATGGTAATTATCACCAAAAGCTACTTTTGCATCAAACCTGTCCATATGGCGTCCTCCTTTAAATTACCGGAAGAGAAGATTCACGAGAACCATCTTTTCGGCTGCATTAGCATAGGTTAATTGGTCGGTACGGCCACCTGTGGCAGAACCTGGAGTTTGCATAATGGCGGCGGTTTGACCAGCATACGGAGTATGCACACGATCAAGAAGGTCGCGAGGGAAGATCTCGGTTCCAATAACCTGACCAACAATGCCTTCCACGAAACCGACAACGGCTTTCTCAATCTGAAGCGAAATCGCAGCATCAGCAGCAGCACTATAGTCTGGATCAGCAGAGAAGATAACACCAGAAGCGTTATATCCTTCAGCAGTACCAATGTCCAAAGTGGCCTTAATGAGGTTGCTGTTCGCGTCATAAGTGAGGAAATCGCCAAAGCTGAGATTGCCAGTGGCACAAGCAAATGTCGAAACATTACTACCAACAGCAGCGTAGTGCGAATAGGTTAGGGTAGAGCTTGTCGTGAACGGAGAAGGAATAGCGTCGCCGCCAGCTTCAAACACGAAAACCATACCGAATTCATGATCAACAAAGAAGTCGCCTGCAGCGACGATTTGGCTGATAGAAGCAACCTGACGAACGAGACCAGCTACAGAAGCTGTAATTGGACTGTCTTCGGTGATATGAGCCAAGGGAGCATTGGTTGTCAGATAACCAACAACGCTATCGGTCGCAGCAACTTCAGAAGCAAACCGTGTAACGGCATGAATCTGAGCAGCGCTAAACCAACCCTTGGTCCGAGCATTGGTACCATCGATCATCAGAGAAAGAACTGTGCTTGCCCCGCCAGTGTTGTCATTGGCCATAGTCTCAGCAGTAGCAACTGCTGGGAGCACTGGGAATGTAGCAACATAGTCGCAAGTAATAGCAACAGTAGCTTGTGGGCGGAAGTTGTGTTGGAACAGAGTAGCTGGATTGTACCAGTCTGTGCCAGCGGCTTTGTAGTAGTTATAAGAAGCGATACCAACGGGCTTGCTGATGAAGTCCATAGCTCTCTCGCTGGGGTCGATTAGACCGCGCAGACGAAGAGCTTCAGTCAACTGAGCTTCGGTATAGCTAACAGCGCCAGTAACAGCAACGCCAGTAGCGAGGTCGATAACGAACTCAGCAGCGTCAGTGGCGGTGTAACTAAGAACGGTGCTACCAGAAGCAACGTTCCATGCTTTGCGGAGACCAGCAGGAACCATAAATCCCTGACGATCTTCAGCGACGACTTTGCCCATAGAGATGACGAAGTAAGTCTCAAGCTCTTTCTCGAATCGACCGACAGGCAGCCAAACGGCTGGCATCGATTCAAAGTAAGGCCGATCAGACTCCGACTTCTCCACATTTGGAGTCACGCGACCCATTCTGTCCCAGAACTTATGATTGGGAACATACCCGCGTGGAATTGCCATATTTACCTCCTATTAATCAGCAGACTTTACAGAATCTGCCAAACTCTCGAAACTAATTACATTTTTATCAAGCACCGTTATAGCAACCATTTTATCATAAAATGACTTAGCAGTTACAAGCTTACCTTTTACAAGGTGACTTTTAATCTGCTCTACAGCTGCTTTTGCTGGAGCTGACAAACCATCAAACATCGAAAGCCCAGTGTTGTTGTCTTGAATTGGATTGGTGAGTGGTTCATCAATCTTTGGTTCGCGAGACATACCATCATTAAGCTTTGCCACAATAGCATCCAACTTAAAAGAGTCTTGAATCAGAAGATTCTCTTGCTCTAAATTCAAACCTTTAAGCGAAGAGACTCCATCTTCAATCGACTTGAACTTTCCAGACAGAGTGCCTTTCAGCGCAACAAGTTCAGCCTTAGTAGACTCAAGTTTTGCGCCGAGAGAGACATAATCATCAACCTGGAGAGAGTAGTCATTGTATTGACGACGAAGTTCGTCTCTTAGAACTTTAAGAGTCGAATTAGCATCAGATAACTTCTTAACAAGGTCTTCTTTTTCAGTTTCAGCTTTTTGTGTACGTTGAACAGCATCCTCACACTTAGAGCACTCGCGTGCAACAGTTAGTCTGCGGTCGATCATTTCCGTCTCTGCGGCAGCAAAGAGAGCACGAATATCTTTGTCAGAAGCGACTTTAAGTTGCTCGCATGATGGAGCAGCGAAGATAATTTCTTGCTCTTTCTTTTCAGAATCAGATGATGTTCCACAACCAAGAGCTTTTGCTTTACGAGAAACACAAGCAAGGATAGCTGTCTTGTCTCCTGGACCTTTGTATCGGCCGATAAGACGACGAGCGGCAGTCACATGAGCGCAATCTGGAACTGGGAAACTTCTATCTGGGCCGCAGAAAGTAGAGTTAGAAAGATTGCTCCTTTTCTCAGTAGAAAGCTTTGCATCAGCAAACTCTTCCTCCGAGAGAAGTCCTTCGTCTTTCATGAGTTCTAATTCTTTCTCAAGCTCAGTATTGATTTCATCAGCATTAACTTCTTGACCAGCTGTCTCTAATGCTTCCAGAGCATAGGTAAGAGCTAACTCATCGCTGAGTTCTGCTTCTACTTTGTCGCTAAGAAATGTCTCATTGGAAACAAAAGCAAAAAGCTTTTTGGCTTGATCGGCCAAAACAACTTCTTCAACTTCTGGTCTGAGAGGTTTGATCGCGTCAAGGATTTTCTGCTCATCCTCCGATAGAGAAAACTCCTTGTCCATATGTTGTTCCTCCTTAATAAAATCCTTAAATTCGATTATGCTATTTCCTACACTTCCTCCTTCTTTTTCCTTCCATAGGTCTAAATCAATTGCATAGTCTTTAATACTGTCACTCATACTAACGGAAATGGCTGTGATTGGGTCGGCAGCAAAAACCACAAAACTAATTTCGTCATACAAGTGCATGCCAGGGACCACAGCACACACGACTGGGAGATCCTCTTCGGAATCAGCATATTTCTTGCCCCACTCGTGCTCACACATACCATCAGCAACCAGATTCTGGCCACAGATGTTGCAGTATGCTTCTCCTGGCGATCTAAACGAAGTAGACACAGCATCAAAGCGTCCGTCCTTGACTTGCTCTATGGTCTCTTCATCAAAGATTCTGGCAGTTACTTCTATATAACCAAGACCCCTCCAGCCATCGCTAAAGGGGATTCCAGACTTCATAAAACGCTTTGCCGCAGCAAGCTGCTGCTTTGTGGTCAGAGAACCATCGAGCATAACTCGAACGTCTCTATCGTTTAGCAAAGCCTGAGGAACTGTTTCAATGTAAGTAGCGTTGGTGATAATACCAACTGGATCAGCTTCAGAATTGTGGTGCTTTAGAATCTTAGCAGGGTGCTTTCTGTTATTAAAGGTCTGAGCGCCATCTCGCATCTTAGACGGAAGATAGAAGCGCATGTTGTTATTGAGAAGACCAGAGTGAGTGGCTTCTACTTTAACCTCAAGACCTTTTTTAAAAGATTGGCCTGAAAAAACACTATCAGAATGAGTCTCTAATTCTTTATTTGGAGACACAATCTTGTAATAATCGCGAAATACAAACATTATTTTTTATTCCTCCGAACTTATAACACAATCGCATCCAGGATGCAATGGAGGTAGCTCTTCATAAATTATAGCATCTGGTTGATTATATTCCAAAAACTGTTTCTTACACATCTCGCAAGGAGAGTCGTTCTGTGTAACGGATCGAATGATTCTTTTGTTATTGATTTTATAACCAAGAGCAAGGCCGTAATTATAAGCTCTCATAACTTCAGAATAGTCGATTAGTTTAGCTCTACTCTTCATTGCGTCAAATACGAGTTTTGCAAAAACAGCGTTCTCTGTATTCAATCGGCTATCAAGAGTAGTGTTTGTTTTAATCTTATCCAAAAGCTCTTCTCTTAACTTTGTTGTGTATTTTGTGATATGGTCTTTAATCTTTTCGTCAGTATAACTGATGTTGACGCTAAGGATATCATTTCCGGTTTTAGAAAGACCAAATCTAAATGCACTTAAAGCCTGAGAGACAAGTCTGTCTTTCGCTTCTTCAAAAGCAATACCAAGATTCAGTTCAATACGATTCAGATTAGCTTCTTTAGAAAGAGAATTGCTGATATCGGAAGCAATGCTCTCATAGATATTAGAGAGTTGGAAGCCGCGCCGGAAAAGCAAACTTGTTTCTGCTGTTTCAACAAAGTCTTTGTTCAACTTTGGAGCGTTTCTAACACCATGCTGGTTTTCAGGTCTGCTCTTATTAGCAACAGCGTTTCCACCAGGAGCCGCGCCGCCACCAGTAAGTTTCATCTTGTTAGAAGAAGCTCTGCTCTTTACTTCAGCTTGAGACTCTACGGTTCCTGGCTCATCAATAGCCTGAAGAACAATCTTGTCTCTATCTAAGAGCCCATAAGAAGTTTGCTCCCAGTCACCACTGGCGTTGCCTTTTGTATTCCAGGCAGTACCTTCAAATGGTTCTCGGCCAATAGACTCTCGCAGTTCAGTATGCGTAATAACGTTCTTTAAGAAGATATCTGTGTAGTGGTTTTCTTTGGCGAGCAAAGACTCAAAATCAATCTCATGGAACTTAAGATAAACCTTATTCTCGTCTTCAAACAAAGTACTTTCATCGAAAGTAGACTCAAGAAGAAGCTCTTGGATGACATATGCGTAGAACTGAGCAGCAAACTCTGACTGATCTGCTTTGGTATCATCAACCAAGTTGCGAGAAAGTGTTTGCGCAGTACTTCTGTTAGCTGTTCCAGACTCGCCCATATCAACAGAGCTAACACCTAAACCAGAGAAGATTCTCTGTTTGAAATGCAGAATAACTTTCTCAACAGCAACAGGAGAGCTACTGGCTGCAAGAGGAGTAATCGTATGCCTCTCTGGAGTAACCCAACAGCCATCTGAAGGCATCTGAGCAATACGCATGCGTACTACGTCTACCTCAGTCGTTCCATCGGCGTATGTTGCCGCTGGAGCCTCTTCTGTGCCAACTTGATAATGGAACAAAGGAAATAGATGTTGATATACAAGAAGCTCTACGTTTTCTTCAATTCGACGTAAAGCTCTAATATCGTCTTTTACAGGAACGAGGATGGGCGTTCCAACGGAAAAGCCCTCTCTCTTATCCAGATAGAAATGAATAACATCTTCTGGACTAAACTCTTTCTCTTCTTTACCAGGAAGATTCTGAGCATACTTAACAATATCGCCAAACTCATTGCGCTTAATTCTCAGTGTTTCCATAGGCATTGGAAAGTAAGCAGCAACAGGTTTGACTTCTCTATTTCCAATAGTTCTAATCCGGCCGCCAGAAACCTTTTCGTTTCTAACCTTAACAAGCAGAGCATTCTGCTGTCTAACAATAGAAGAAATAAGCTGAGAAATTAGAATCTGGAACGGGATTCCAGAAGCTAATTCAATCTGCTCTATCCGCTTCTTGATATAGCGAATCCTTTCAGGATTTCGCCCAACAAACGAATAGCCTTCTTTGATAAAGAGATTCTTTTTGGTTCGAAAGGCTCTTCGGGCAAATGATTCAGTGTCACAAATACGGCCGATTTCTGCAAAGTCCCACTCTGGAGCTTCCCAAACCATACCGCGAGAACGAGCTTTACCAACATTGTCCGTATAAACCTTTACAGGAGAAGGGACTTTAATTGGCATTATTGGCTTTTTTTCAAGACCAGGATTAGCAGGAGTATCTACGTTCTTAATTTCCATACTAACTAGATCTCCTCTCGAAATCACTAATCCAGCTTCTAACTTTTGCAAGTTCTTCAGAAGAAACATCTTTCAAGCAACTCTTTATAATGATACCTGATTCTTTGACTCTTTCCCGCATTTCTGCTTCTGTGTTTGGCTTTGGTTCTACCTGACCAACACCAGAATCAATTGGCTTTCTCTCTATCTTTTTCTTTATATCATTAGAAAGGTCTTTAATGTCTACTGGTTTTCCAGCTGGATACATTGTTATAGTGCCGTCGTCAGCAACCTTAAATTTGGTTTGACTAAACTTATTAAGGCCGTCTTCTAAAATGTCTCTCATTTGCACAGTACCAAAGTTGTTATTAGTACCGCATTCTAAACCATTCTTTGAAATTGACTCAAGAATAGACTTAACCATTGCGATTAACTGAATGATATTCGTCTTAAGATAACTCGTACCAGTCTTCTTGCTCATCCAACCAAGTTCTACTCCAAGAAGGTCGTAAATCATTTGCGTCAAGAAAGTAAACCAATCTTTGACGTACTGGATGCCGCCTTGGATAATGTTCCTAAGTTGGACAATAGAACTTATTAACGGAGACGGGTCCCAATACTTATAGGCTTCATCTGGCTTCTTTGCCCGGTTTTCTGGCTTCTTATAACTATCTTCCCAAGCAGAAGTTGCGGCCCTTGCTTTTCTTTCTGTCTCTATTTCTTGTTTCTTCTTCTTTCTTTCTTCTTGTTTCTTCTTAGCTGCAGCCCAACGCTGGTCTAATTCTTTTCGCTTTTCAGGAGAAGTCTGATAACCCGCATCGCCAAAGTCCTTTTCAGCAAATGTTCTCATTTCTTCTCTGGTCTCTTGGCCCGCTAAGCTAAGTTCTTCAACCGGGTATTCTGGAATAGGATTATCGTAAACATCCAGCTCTACTTTTTCATACCTATAAGCTTCAGCTCCAGACCAGGCAGTATTGTCTCTGTTATCTGAAACAAAACCTACCTGAGTGCCAACAGTTGGAACGTCTGGAATTAAGTTTGTGTTAAGCCCCATGTCTACGTTGCCAGAATACCTGGCATCTTTAATAGCTATAGGAATTTTTTGCGCCGTAATAATAACTTCGTTTACGTGGTCTACTACACAGAGTAGAGGTTCAATAATCAATTGAACCCACTTATCCAGCCATTGGCTAAGACCATCCAAGAATGGACTTAGTATTGGGCCGACTAAGTTAATCATGAAGTCCATATTGAACTTGATATCAAGATTTATCTTTGTTAGGTACTGTGTTAATAGAGCTAAGATTGCTATCAAGTCTTGTGGGCACAAGGACGCAAAAAGTTTAAGCAATTCGCAGATATCGATATACATACCGGGATCTCCGAATAACTTCTTAAGCTCGTCGATAAAATCTGTTCTAAGTCTTATGTTCAGAGCATGAATCTGAAGTATATCTCCGTTTGGAAGGAGATTATTCTTATCAATTAGCCGATTGAAGCAAGGAACGCATTCAGTAAGCATCTTACCCATGTTCTCTGCTCTTGTTTTAGCAGAGACATCTGAGCCAAAAATCTTAGTATAGTCGAAGTCTTTTTGTCTTGAGCGCAAACCATTCATAAAAGACTCTGGACTTGACATCGCATTATTCCAAGAATTCATACGATTAGCAGAATCTTCTTTTGCGTTCTTAAGAAAAGGATTTTCTTTTGGCGGGCTGGAAGATTGGTGCATGCCAGGATAGTAATCCATCTGGCCGCGCACTCTCTCGGAAAAGTTCCTTGTGCTATATACGTCTTTATAGTGGGTTGCTAAAGCATAGTCTTCTTCTACCCAACTTGTTGTCTCTGATTCATATGTCTGAATAATCTTATGGTAGTCTTGGGCAGCAAAAGGATTACTTACATTAACCTCTATACTGCCAGGCTTTCCATTGTTCTTGTCGGGATCGCGCAAACCAATATTAATAGAAGTATCTTGGCCGATTCGGCTGGAAGACTTATCGTTAATACTTGTTTGGTTTTCTAAAAATCCCATTAGAGCCTACTTTCCAAGTTCACCAAGAGCTTCATTAATTGCTGCACCGCCAGCTTGTTTCTTTGCTTCTTTTGATTGCTTAAGAAGCTGAGAACCTGCGCCAGGAGAAGATCCATTCTGAATTGGTTGACAAACACCTCCAGTAATAGGAGCCGGTCCAACCTGTCCAGTGACAATCAAGTTGCTTGCAATAAGCAGTTCTTTCATATCTGCTCTTGTAACAAAATCCTCCATAATAAGAGGAAAGAGTCTAAAATAAGTCATCTTTGTTGCGGCCTCAAGATAAACTTTTTGATTTAATGGCGTAAAGGTTAGCATGTTATCCTCGCGAGGTCTTGAAATCATTGCCAATTTTGGCAATTTCAGCAATACAGGTTTGGTACATTTGAAATGTTATCTTAGTAGTATGCATACCAAAGACTCTTTCAATTGCTTCTATAGTAGCAAAATGCTTCTCTTCGTCAAGGTCTACAGTAGCATCCTTACAGCGATTAGCAATTTCGTCTTCTAACTCTTTGCAATTATCAATAAGAGTTCCATAACCCTCATATACTTCTTGTGCTTTCTGGCGACGGCTATCAACACTATTAAGGTCTTCTGGTTCTTCCATATAGGGAAGTAGAATATCTCTTGGATTTGGTGGAACCCAACTGGTTGCACCTGTAGCATTGATTATTTGTTTGTCGTCCGGCCGAAGAAGTCTTTTAATGTCAACCATTAAACCACATTCTCCGTATAAGAAACAGTTAACGCAATATCGGTTTTATTCTGAGCGTTAGTATTTGGCGGACAAGTGATAAGATACCAAAAAGAATGAGACAATTCAGCAATACTGGTTATAGAAATTGGAGCCCCCCAGACAATATCTTCCCATTGAGACTTTGAAGGTTCTTCTCCACCAAGGGAAAGCTTAACACCCCAACCAGTATCAGTATAAACTGTATCATTTTTTGGCGGACTAGGAAGCTCTAAATCTGTTGGAGTGATGACAACATTTGAATAGGTCCTATTAGGATTATCGTTCTTAATATAAAGAAGAACCTTTTGAGAATCTCCGTTCTTTCCATCATGAGAAGTCATAATCGGACTTGTAAAGTCGCTTCCAGAAGAAATCTCAACATCTCCTGGGCCGCCATTATCTTTAAACAATAACAATGCCATGATTGCTCCTAAAAGTTATCTCTCTTTGGTTTGTCGGACCTATAACCACTTCTCGATCTTCTCCTCTGAATAAACTCTGCTTGTCGTTGTTCTTCTTGATCCGTATCCCAACCAAGTCTATTTGTCTTAACGCCGCCCATAGGATCGCTTAGCTTACCAGGTTGCTGTCTGAATAACTGTTTTTCAAGGTCTGTCTTCTGAATCATTTCTCCATCAAGTCTTCGTTCTGTGGGCGCTGTTTTCTTTTCGTTCGAATAAACCAACTTACCCTGTCCGTCTGTTTCAGTAAGTCTTGGGTCCATCGCCGCGCCACAAACAACAACTGCTGGATTAATCTTATAAAGGTCGTCGAACTCTAAATGGAAAGCAACTATAGCTAAGTTTAAAGCATCAAGCCTATGATCTCCTATTTTATCATCGGTCATACCATAGACGTTAACTCCTGATGGAGTGGTGCGAGCTATGATGTAATTTCTAAGTTGTTTGATTAGAGTAGTGTCCGAAGAACAGATTCTAATCTTTTCTTGCTCGAACAACCGAATACTTGCATTGACCATGAATGGTTTAGCTGGTGCTCGATTTATCTGATGAGCAATAGGGTCTTTAACCTCAATAGAAGAACCAGAATCGTATTTCTTAAGAATATCTAATAACCGAGCAGTATCGTGATCTCCACCATGTCTGCGCTCATCAAAAGCCTTTTTCCTTATTAATTCCGCATTCGTACTGCCGTTTCCAGCGTCGATATAGATAAACGCTGGCTTCCACTTCTTGTTAAGCTCAAGAAGTTTAGAAACGCCGACTAACTGAGTAAACTCAGATCTCTCAACATGGACAGTTTCTGCTACTTGGAACAAGCCAGTTAGGGTGTTGTATCCCAATACCGCTATCTCTGTTCCATACTTCTCGTTCCAGTCAGTGCCAATACAGTATCTCCAAGTAGGAGTAGGTCTTTGCTGTTCGTAATTGTAATTAGTAATCGCCTTATCAATATAAGCTGTTTTGTAAACGTTTGTTTCAGAAGCCGTCCAGTCGGCTAAGTACTCTCTTGTCCACTGATCTAAGGTGTAGTTGTTTCGTTCTTTCTCAACCTGCTCAAACCAAGGTAATACTTTATACGTATGGTGAAATTCTTTATAGTTTGGATTCTCCTCACACATAGAAAAGAATGGTGTTTTTGCGCCCGTAGGAGTAGAAAATCCAATAAATTCGGTACGTTCGCTTGTTTGCAAAAGTGGAAGAACAGCTCCAACAAGAGCTTCTTGGTCGATATAATCAAGTTCTTCAGTCATGAGTAAATCGGCGTCCTGACCTCGGATGTTAACGCCTTCTGATTTACCACGAGTACCAATAGCATAACCTCTAAGTCTTGAACCATTCTTAAGTTTTAGTTCATGATATGGATTTGAAACAGACCTTGAGATAGAACTGCTAAGGTCTGGATTTAGCCTGATAAAAGACTTTACGCGATTGAAGATTTCTTCAACATGGCCCTTGAGTGGCGCAGCAAGAACAATTTTCAAATCTGACTGCGTGAACATTCGATAGCAAATTACAATGGCAACGGAATCAGTATTGTGAGAAACAATATTATCAGAAATAAAAGTTTTTGTTTCTGGAACACTAAGATCGAAAGTCTCTTGATCCTCTATTTGTTCTATTTTGGTAATTTTTTCCCAAGCAAAACCATTATCTGATGAAAGCCATTTCAGATACTCATCGTTCAAATTTTCTGCAAAGACAGAAAGTTTTTCTTTCGTTGGGGAATATATCATAGAATAAGAAACTCTTGTGCCATCTTCTTTAAGCCCAAGACTTCTTTTCGACTTATTGATTTTCTTTCTTTCTGTTTCTATGTAGTTATAAATCTGTTTTGGCGTAAAACCATATTCAGACTTCGTAGAGCCTTTTTGATTAATCTTTTCTATCACTTTTAAAAGAGCTTTCTTTTTACCAAGAATAGGAATTTCTTTATTAAAAGTATAGATATCTTCTTTTGAGCTTAAAACTAAAGTCCAATTGTCTCTATAACCTTCTTTATACTTAACTCTTTTATAAGACTTATTTGAGAAAATACCGAGCCTTAGCAAAAGATACTGCACGTCTTTTATTAATTGCTCAGAAGCACTGCTAACTCCAACCTCTGTGGATTCTATTGGATGAGAAGAATCATGTGTTTTGCTTTCAATAGAAAACCAACCATCTGTGTCCCAATATCCAGCAAGAAAGTTTTTCACTGCGCTAAGCGAAGCAGTCATTACTTCTTTTGGAACACTTTTAAATCTTGCTGTTTTTCTTAAGTTATACTTATCTAAAAGTTCGTTAACTTTATTTCTATATTTGCCTTTAATAGGAGCGAAGCCTTCTATAGAATTGTCTTTGATAACAATACTATAGTCGCAACCTCCAATATAACTTAGTTTACAATTGTATAAGGATAAAATCTCCTCAATATCTTCCAGGCATTCTTTAGTTTCATTTATAAACCTTGAGGAGTGTTTGTAGTTTAACCCCCCGTCGCCGGTTAGATATCCTAATAGTTTGGCTTCTTTGTCAGAAATATTAGAAATATTAAAATTAACATCTCTATAAGAAGAGACTGTTAAGATAGAGTCTCCAATTCGAAGCTCCGATAATTCTCTCCAGCCAAGAGTTCCATCCTCTTTCATTGTTAAAAACGGATGGTTTAAAGTAGCGTCTATCTCTTTGCCATACATGGTAATAAGCTTAAATACTTGCTTTGTCCCGTTGCTAAAAATAGAATATTCTTTTGTGGTTTTTATTTTTCCATCGTTCTCATCAAAAGTTAATATTTCTGGTTTGTCTTCTGCACCAAGAAGTTCTTTTACAGGTATTAAGCCATCAACTGTATTAATTCTTGCAGTTGCAGCTATGCACTTGCCAGACCTTCTGCTGATACGCAAGACTTTTTTATTTGAAGAACATTTTAAAATCGGGACTTGATACTCGCGAGCAATCCAAGGATTTCCATCTGGTAATGTTAGGTGTTTGGCCGCGAACTTAACAACATCATTAACTGCTTCAATCTCTTCAATTTCGTCTTTAGAATAAATGTTTCTAAAACTTGGATCGATGATAGATTTCTTAATACCCTTACAGTTAATTAAGAACTTACCTTCGGCTTTAACCCCGTCCTGATCTACGAATTTTTCATATTTTCTTAATTGATTACGAACGCATTCATGACAGATAGGATCTACCTCGTCTACATCGAAAGGTAGCTTTATCTTTCTAAGGTCTGATAAGTTGTCATCTTGCATTAATTACCTATGCATGAAACCGGCTTCGCGACCCATTAAAGAACGAGCATTCATCATGCCTCTGTTCATGGCTTCAAGCGAACGCTGTCTCATTGTAGCAGATCTTTGAGTATTAAAGACTTGTGTTTGGCCGCCCCACTCACTCCACTCCACTCCACGTCTACGACGTTCGTTCTCTACAAGTCTATTAGCAAAGTCATAACCTTTATAAGCTACAGTGCTAACTCCCGTATAACCAGCAAGACCACCAGCAAGAAAGCCAACCGCTCCACCGATAGGACCACCAACAGCAGCACCAATTAAAGCTCCTGCTTTTGCGCCACCCCAAGCTCCAAGATTAGAAGCCAAAGCGGTCCCTGTAGCAAAAGACCTATCTCCTGCAGAACCTTGAGAGTTTACAGCACTGTATACGTCGTATCCAACAAAAGCAGCAGGAAGAAGTCCTTTAACAAATCCTCTTCCAGCACCTCTAAGAACTGGAGATTTCATGTTTTTTATATGTCTTGCTTCTGCGGCATTGAATTTTGTTTCTATGCTTTTAGGAACATCGTTGCCATATCTCGTAACCATAACTTCTGCTAATTCTTGAAGATTTCTACCATGTCTTGCTGTCCCAGGAAGGCTTCTTAGGCTGTTCCCAGGAACGTGAGCCATCACTGTTTCTGCTACATTTGATCTCGTCCACTTATAGGCCCAACCGCGCTCAGCATAGCTTTCAGGGTTATGTTCCATAACATAACTCTTAAGAGAGAAAGAACTATTATTCTTTGGACCCATTGATTATCCTTTAGTAGGGGCGATTACTTCGAAGAGCAGAACTGCCAAGGCTGGCACCCATAGCACCAGCAATACCAACCGCGCCATAGTGAGCGAATTTGTTGATGGAACTTAATCTTTTTTGAGATGTCTTAAAAGCAGAAGAACCCACTCTGATCTTTCCTTTTCCAGCAAGTCCACCAGATAGATTACTTTTAAGAAATCCACCGAGACCTTTTCCTGCGCTCCAATTAGAAGCAAAACCTTTATTACGGCTAAGATTTTTAAGTCCCCAAGAACCAATAGCCTTAGGAGCGAATTTGCCTAAGTATCCACCAGCAGCCATACCTCCAGCAATACCTCCAGCAAAACCCCATCCTTCTTCATTTCTTGAAGAGTAAGCTCCCATTACGCCGCCTACAGCGGCTCTGCCAAAAAAGCTAGAACCTCCAGCTCGTCTAAGAGTACCTGCTGCAGAAGTAGCTGCTTTACCAAGTCCAAACATCAAAAACACCTCCGTGTTTACATAAACTACTGTAATTATTGTAGCACATCAAATTATTGTTTTCCACCATAGCGTGTATGGCCTTGAGAAGCAAACTTGAGTTTCTTTAAGCCCGCGCCGACAGAAGATTTTGACAACTTATGAAAGTTCATTTGCCTTTTAAGTCTTGCCATATCTATCATTTGTCTTAAAGCAGGAGGTTTTGTTTGTGCTTGGGCAAAAGGGTCTGTAAAGTCTACCGTCTTTGTAGAAAAAGTCAACAAGTCGTCTGTTAGTCTTGTGTTTATTGCAGAATGCATCTCTTGTGTGCTTTCTGCAATAGCACTCCTTGTTTTTTCTGCTTGTCTTGCACTTCCAAAATCTACCCAAGAGAATCGCTTAGACTGAGCCTCATACATGATGTTTCCATAATGAATATCTGGGTTCACAACTCCTTCTTTTGCAGCTCTTAAGGCTTCTTTTCTCATTACTCTTTTTATGTTTTTAGGGACTTCTCCACCTTGCTCAATTATCTCTGCAACACTTTTCCCAGGCATGAGTTCCATAAACATAGAATCTGTAGCTTTGTCATAACCATATGGAGAAGGAGATATTCCTTTCTCTACTTTTGAAAGCATAGAGAATTCTGATCTTAAAGCTTCTGTTCTTTCTTCATAAGAAGATAAAACAAATCTATCTTTCTCTGCTTCTCTCGATAAAGGAACTTTCTTAATATATCTAAACTTCTTTCCTTTTATAGTTGTTTCCATTAAAGAAGTAGTTCCGAAATCGCCAGAACTAATCTCCTTGATCTCTTTTCCTAAAGATAAAGCCGATTGAAACTCGTCTGATTCGCGAAAAGATTTATAAGCTATTTCTTTATCTACACCTTTAATTGCTTTTGTGGCAATAACTCTTAATCTATCGAGACCAGAACCAAATGGAGAGTTCTTCTTGATAATATCCGAACCCATACCGTTTGGACCAGCATTAGGATGCAGTCCTTCTACTACGTTATGTGCATCATCTCTACCAGAAAATGAATTTACTGAGAGCTCTTTCAACATTTCAGAAGAAAACGATTTACTTCTTGGTAAAGTAGCAGGAGTTTTATTTTCCGATCCAATAGAACTTAGAGTCTCTTTTGCAGAACCTTTTAAATCGAATAGTTTTTTCCCGCCAAAATGTTCTATTGACTCATTAGTTGTTTGAATTAAGTCTTTTACAAGTTCTACTCCTCTTGATCTTTTCTCTGGAGTCATCTCTATTGTGTCTGAGACTTTTATAAGTTCAGAAAAGATATCATTAATACCAGCAACACGTTCTTTGCCAAGGATAACACCCTTAGAAGAACCTTTTAGCGACTGACCATAAATCTTAGTAAGATCGGTCATTTCCTGAAATAAATCTACAGGAATTAATTCTTTTGTCGTTGTAAGTTGAGAAGAAGCTTCTGCAAGAAAAGACTTAATATTGTAGTCAAAGGTCTTTGAGCTTTCAAATCTATTCGACATACCCCAGTCAATAACACCAATTTTAGATCCTTCTGGCGTATTGACTCGCATAATATTCTCACTATGAAGATCTGTATGAGAGACTCTTTTAGCATGTGCTTTTTTTATAAAGCCAAAAAGATCAGAAGATTCAGTTTTGGATAAACGACCAGACTTATCGAAGATTTCTTGAAGCGTTTCTCCCTCAAACTTTTCCATCAAAAGTGCATTTTCACCAAGACCAAAGTTCTCACCAGAACCATAGAGGCTTGGAGCGTTTTCCGAACCTAACTTAGATAAAGCATTTCTTTCTGCTGCTTTTGTTTGCGCTAAAGTTTTTTGGCTGCTTCTTTCAGCTATTGGGAGAACTCCTTCTCTCCATTTATTATATTCATCTGGAGACGACTTTAGAACTGCCTTATAGTCGTCATCAGTAAGTTCAAATGCTCTTTTTACAAATTCATCATTTAGTTCATTTGTTCTATATTGCTTAGAAACAAAGTCAAACTCTTCTGGTAGGTCTGCGACCCCATGCTTAAAGACAACTCTATGTGAATATACGTCGGCCGTTAAACCAGAACCTATCTTAGTACCGCCTTTTTCAATAGCAGCTCTCATAGAAGTTGTAAAATCTTCGTTCTTTAGAAGGAGATTAAAGGCATCTTCTGGGTCTGCATCTTTATACAGTCCTTTGGCTACTGCTCTTAGGATATCCCAAGAAGAACCGAAGTCTGTATTAAAATGTCTTACATGTTGAGCAAAGTTATAGTGGTCTAAGCCTTCAACCTGCAGGTTTTCGTCTTTCGCCCAAAGAGAACTCTTTACTCTGCTATAAGCTTGTTTAACTTGATAATCTGATTCGCCAGATAAAACGTTAAATGTTAATCTACCTTTATGTTTAGACCGTTCTTGGCGATATCTTTGATAATAATCTAATGACCAGATACCCTGTCTCTTCTTAATAGCTTCTCGTTCTGCTTTCTTGAAAGCATATTCGTCTGTTAGGACGTTCTGATAAACAAGAGCAGAGGCTAATCCTTCTTCTGCCAATTGAAGGTTTAAGGGTTTTGAGGAACCTTCAGCATAAGCAAGACCAACGAATCGACCTTTAGTGCGGTCTTTGGCATCAGTGCTTATGACAACTCTAAGATTACCGTTTCTCAACCGCGCCTCTAAAGCAGCTCTGCTTGCTTTACCCTGAGGCATTCCAAGCTCGCCATCAGCGTGTGCTACTTCAGGAGCGTCAATACCTGTTAAACGAACAGAGATTGGTTTGCGCGAAGAGAACATTCCTGTCTTCTTTGGTTGAAGAGAGACAGTATCTGCGTCCAAGAACTCAAAAGTAAACTTACTCATGTCTACTTCTGCAGTCTTAGAGGTAAGAGGAATTAGGTCTCCGTTAGAGAAAGTAGAAGAACCAGTAGAGTCAAAGTCTTTCTTTTTCGCGCCAGCAGACCCAGACATTAAATCTAATTGTGTATCTGGATCGTTTCCTCTAAAGAATTCAGCAGAAGTATCTGGAACTGATATCCCATAGGCTTCATTGAGAGTCTTCTCACTGATAGCATTTGGAAGAGCTAAAGACCTACCACTTTGTTGCGACAAGGAACCAAGAGCAAGCGCAGCTATACCAAGCGCTCCCGCACCAGCCATCAGCTTTACGCCTTCTTTGGTAGTTGGCGAAGCGACGGTTTTCCTTGCAGCCTTATTAAAAATATCTTTTATTTCAGAGACGCGAGTAGTTAACTGTTCAGCTTTTTGAGACTTAATAACCCTAAAAGACGATTCTTCTATATTCTGAGGAGCAATAACTCTTGCTTCGGGAAGAGGAGGTACGTCGTCTAAAATGCCTTGAGGAACATCCTTAAAGACAGGTGGTTCTTTTAACTGTCTATATGGAAACTGGATCTTGCCTTCAAGCAACTCCCCCATGTCTTCCGAAGGAAGATGAGTAGAGACTGACTTTAATCCCCAGCTATACTTTGAATGCCAATCCTGGTAAAGACTGCTCTTGTAGAGACTTGCAATTCTCTTAGTGGAGATTTTTAAAGGATCTATCTTCTTCTGTCTAAGAAATTCACCAAAGGTTATTGATTCAGGCGAACCAATAATAGTGGTGTTGTGATAGGCAAAGAGTTCTTTAGCATACTTAGCTCTACGCTTTTCTGCCTCTTCGTAGATTCTATTCTTTTCGGGACCTGGGAGAGAGAAGAGTTCTTCTAAACTAAGATCTTTTTCCTTGAGGAGATCAGCAAGTATTCCTTCCCATGCTTCTTTTTGAGATCTGAACAATTGCTGCTACAGCTCCTAACATCTTAAAGTTCTTCCCAATCAGCCTCGAAGACTAAGTCTTTTGCTACCTTTTCTGCATCTTCTTTTATTCTATCAAGACTTGTCTTACTTTGGGTATTATCCGTATTGAACTTCTTCTTTAGATTCGCCAGCCAGTTAGAAGCATCCTGATCCTCATCCTTTTTCAACATAGATGCTTTCTTTACTTTCTCCTTACGAGTAGCTACGAAAGCTTCAAGCACAGAGGCCCTAGTGCGCTGTAGGCGCTCTTTAATATCCAGGAGGGGATGCACTACCGTAGTAATGCTCATGACCCCTCCCTTGCCCTCTGTGACGTTCTCCTTGAGTAGTGTCTTAGCCTCTTCATCTATCCCGCCGCTAAGACCAAGATTAGCCCTGTAATCCAGTAGGTCGCACTCTACTAGCTTATTAATTAGAGTGACTTCTGTAAGGCTATCTGTATTTACATTTAGCTCTTCCATATATCCTTGAGTAAGGACTTGGATTAATCTTGCTTCAACCAAACAGGGCTTTGTAAGAGGGTACTTACCCGAGTCGTGGAAGGGACAAATCTTATTTACACAACTCTTTCCGGCGCAATTCATTGGAATCGCGGCGGACATACCGTACTTCATACGAACTACATGTGCGCGGAAGGACATGGCTTCTTCTGGAGTAAGCTGGATATGAGAATAATCAGTCAAATCCATATTAAGGAAATCAAAGAAATTGGTTCTTGAAATCTTACCATCTTTAATTTGATGGCCGTCTAAGACCAATAGATCTGCTTTGGGTTTTCCTGATTCTTCCGTTCCAGCCATAGTTTATCCTTTAAAGACTGTGAAGTCCTTCTCCTTTTGCGGGCTATTCTTCATAAAGCATTCCGAGTCAAAATATCGGGCGAAGAGGTAGTAAGGCATCTCTACTACTTCTTCTAAACTGTTCAAAGTAATCCAACCAAAGTCTTTATTGTTGTTCGTTACTTCGTATAATCTTCCTTGATTGAAAGACATAAAGGATTCAGTACAGAACGCATGAGCGCCCAAGGGTACTTCAAATCTACAATAAGAATTGTTTGGATTGGTCAGCCACCAAGACTCGTTGCTGTATCTTGGGTACTGTTCTTGAGAGACTTTAGTATATTTCAGCATTTGCCTTTACCTTTCTTTTTCTTCGCCATCTGCAGATTCGCCTTCTTTATAAAACCGGCTCCAATTTTCATAGAGCCAATTAATAGTCTCTGCTACTCCTTTTGCGCGGTCTTCTAAGAAAAACTTCTTAGCCATCGCCGCGTACCTACAGTCGGGTCCGTCTTCTGAAGTTTCACAGAAGTACTTGTATCTTTCTAACATAGAATTGTCAGAACCACAAGCCTCTATAAAGTCTACTAACTTGTTCAGTACTTCCGGCCGTAGGATATCTTTTAGATTTTCTCGAAGAGTAGCGAGTTCAAGAAGGGTGTCTTGCATATGAAACCTATCGGTTGTTGTGGATGTTTTCTAAAATCTTATCTAGCTTCTTATCCAAATTCTCAATCTGCTTTTCTTGATTTATAATCCTCTGCTCTATCCTAGCAAAGTCTTCTCTCTTAGTATAGTTATCAGCTATATTTGTGGCAAGATCTTTTTTTATACCATCTAGTCTATCTCCTGCCCACGCGAAACTTCCACCTAGTAGGCTAATAGAAGTAAGTAGAATAGCTACCCACTTTGCTATATCTCCTCCACTGATTGAGAATTTCTTGGTTGGCATGGAAAGATCACTCCCCTATCGGTCTAATCTAAGCTTATAGGATAAGTATAACATGTAGGGATGGGCTATCCAAGGGAAAACATTAGTTATGTGGCCGAACTGTAGTAAAGGAAGATATCTACATTATATAGGGGGGGCTGAACGGGGGGTTGCACAAAAGTAAAATAGGGGTTTAGGTTTGTGCAGCTTAGGTAAGTTTCTTTAGGTCTTCTGCTTTAAGAAAGTAAGTTCGCTCTTCGCTCCTATTTGCTACAGGAATAAGAACAGTAAGAAGGCCGTCTTCAAAAGATACAGAGAGTTTGGATAGATCAAGATCTCTACTAACAGGGATCTCGTGTTTAAAAGAAGATTTAAACTTCTTCATTACGTTATCTCTATGAAGATTAGAACCCTCTATATATAAAACGTTGCGTTCTACATATACATTCAAGTCCTCTAACTTGAATCCAGCAAGAGCAAACTGAAGTTTAGCGTCTGAGTAAGACAACCCTTCGTCTTTACTCACTACCGCTTTCGTAGCTGGGGGTTTAATCTTATCGTCCCAATTGTAGAACCAAGAACTAAAGAGATCGTCGAGAGATAAAAGTGTGTTGAATGTCATGTCTGCCTCCTGATTAGGTTGTGATGATTTGCTATTAAATCATCGTAGGAACAAATAGTTCCTGAGTATCAAAAATATAAATCAAGAGTTTTGGGCTGTCAAGAGGGAATCTTATATAAGGCCGATTTTTAGAAAAAATATTTTTTAGAGATATAAGGCAGAGTGAGTGGGCCGAAAAAAAGATTATAGAGGGACTCGGAGAGAGAAGATCCGAAAAAAGACAAAAACCTTATAGAAACCGAAAATGAAGAAATTTTAGAAGACCTCTGCAGATTGAAAGACAAAAGACCTATATAAACCAGAAACAGAGATATTTTTTTAGACCTGGTTTTGAGCGCATGAGACGATACTGTCTCTGCGTTCGGAGGGTACGGGGTCGTCCCCACAACAAAGGAGTCTGCTATGAAGATGAAAGAGTTGGTTCTCGAAGTCGAAGAGTCTTTTCTGAACGATGATGGCTACGAAGAGTGGATAAAGTCTTGTGAGAAGAAAGACCTTGAGTATCAAATGGAAGATGACTTAGCAAGAGATATCATCGAAGACTTAAATGCATTCTTTAGTGAAGAAGCTAACTACATCATCAACAAGTAACCCAACAAAGAAAGAGAGGATGCTATGAACAGAGTAGTAAAACGTTTATATGTAGATAACACTAGGACAATAACCTTTATCTTCAGCGCTAAGTCTACAGTAGTAGGGGTTGAGACAGGTAAGCATGCAGTGCTAACCATGTCTATCACAGAAGCTCTTGAACTCTGGAATGAGTTCGTGCGGCGCGGCGCAAAGGAGATAAGGTAATGGAGAACAACACACTACATCTCATGCTTAGGTACGCCCAGCGTGTAGGCTCTCAGTATCAGGCTGAGGTACGTGCTGTACTGTGTAGGGTAGATAGATTGGCTAAGCTAAGGAAGCTACCCAATAGCCAATGGTACAAGTGTGTACGTGTAGAGGGTAGGGTAGTGTGCTACGTGTGTGGTACTGGCAATTATGTCGCTACCATACTGGCAGCTAACATGGT